TCGGCTCGTCAGCCAACAGACCCAGGGCTTCCCGTGGGCGGGGCTTATGCGTCCCCACATAGGCCCCACACCGCTCACAGAGGTAGCAGTAGCCGCTCCCGTACTCCCGGCCATAGACACGGGCATTAGAGCCATAAGTGACAGGCCCTCCGCAGATATTACAACGGGTCGGATTGGTGTTTATCATGGCCTGCCTCCTTCCTTTCCCACTCCCTGCACCGCTGATCCGGGTCTGTGAAGTCGGCGCGGTGCGGCGAATCACCGTTAAAGCACACGCCCTGGAAGTCCTCGTACCAGGCGCAGGTGGCGCAACACTTAGTCATGGGCGGTCTCCTTTCGCTTTCCTCTGCTGCAAAAACTGTCCGGTTGGCTTAATATAAACGCATTGGGCGGAAAACTATACAGCTTGCAGCGCATACCAAGAGCAATTCCCGTCCAGTGCTCACACTCCCGGCAATAGCATCCACCGGCGGCGTGGACGGGGTCGATGGTGGGCATTGTTTTTACATCGCAAGTAACATTTTTACATCGTTCTTTGTATTCACAGTCACAGCAGAATAGTTGCTCCGCATCAACCAGTTTCATGTTCGTCCTCCTTCATCAAAGCGCCGCAGTTGGGGCAGTAGTTAAACGACAATACAGCAGTAGTCCAAAAAATCTGCCCACAAACAGAACAATCCACTCTTTGCTCAACTGCCGATCTGCTAATATTGGTTTTGTCTACCCATCTCCCGTGCCTCACCTCCGCAACGTCGGCGGCGGGGGCGTTTTCCAGTAGGCTGACAAATTCGGCCCGTTCCTCCTGCTGGGTATGGTGGATAGCTTTCCACGTGTCGCTTTCAGTTTGCCCGGTGCGAATATGGTGCGCTGCCCGGTCAAGCATCGCCCTTGAATATTTAAGGATAGCTTCCCGCTCTATGTAACTCATTCCTGCTCCCTCCGTAGTGCGGCTTCGGCCTCGGAGCGGGTCAGAAAGACGGTTTTGCCCACGTCTCTCGAATCAACGACGCCCATTATGTCTGTGTTGAGCATTGTCCGCCCGTTAAGCGTTGAGAGGTCTGTCACATGGAATGAGTAAACCCGCTTAGAAGGGTAAGTGTGAAACGTCCACAAAACATCATCCCTTTTGCACGGCAGCACCACGCACAGCCCCTTGCTGTACGCCTGGGCCAGTTCACATAGTCTTTCGTATGGGCAATAACTCAGCAATTCTGTCAGTGCATCGATTACCATTTTTTGATAGCCCGTAAGATGGTCACACGCATCTTTGCTATTAAGAATTTCCTCCAGATATTCTAAATGCGTAAGTTCCATTATTTTTCCAATCCCTCCATCCTGGCTTTCAGTTCGATGATCTCCTCCGGCTCCAGGCCCGTTTCCTCATATGCGGCGAGGCGGTCAACGACTTCACCGCTGTATTCCGTATCGCCGATTTTGAGCCGCCATTTTCCGCCGTCAAAGCATGTCAGCCGCTTCATGTTAGTCCTCCTTCGGGCCGCGCCTTAGATACTTCGGCATACACTCAGCCCACGGGCCTAAAATGCGTTCCGCCTCGTCCAGCGCCTCGGTTTCATAGCTATGCGGCATCTCCTTGTCACTGTTGACATAGGAAAACCACATCATGGCCAGTGCTCGCTTCACCTGCTCCAACTCCGCCCGCAGCTTCTCGTTTTCGTTTTCTGCTTTAACTGCCCTGTCACGCATAATTCTGTAATCTTGTGCCCGCATATTTCCCAATTTAGAAAGTGTTTGCAGCTTCTCATTTTCGGCCTGGAGCGTGGAAAGGGCGGTGGCGGCGTCGGTTGTCATTCGTGGAATACACTTGCTCATATCCCCGCCAGCCCAATAGGCACATTTTTTGCATTGCTCCACTTTTGGGGTACTTCCACATAAATTTACTGCCTTAATCAGCTTTTCGTAGTCCATCAGGTACTCCCCCTGTTTATGGTGATTTTCGGGCTTATCGCATACAGAAGAACCAAGGTCCCAAGCCAATGCCAAAAGTCTTGAAATATAAACTGCATAACTTCAACCATCAGATGTCCTCCTTGTGGTATAATCGCCTTGAGGTGACCAAGCATGAAAGATTATAAACTCGAAATAATTCTCTTGAAATCAATCAAATCCGCTGGCTTCATCTTCGGAGACAGCTTTGATTCCGAAATGACTACCCTCATCGGAAAATTTGAGCACCCGGAAACTCTTACCCGTGCTGACAAAGAAACCGCGCTGAACATCTTCCGGGACGGCTACAAAAACCTAGAGAATGAAGCGATAGAAAACCGCGATCAACTGCGCCTAATGTTTGCTCTGTGTTCCGCAAGCCTGGAACTGGAACTGCAGAGGCGTGAGTAGATCCCTAAAACCATCGATAATTTAGTTCGTCATCCAGCATACTCCACCGGAAAATCTTGTCGTCTGCCGCAATCAATCCCTCATCTTCTAACTTGAATCGTCGGTCGAAGTCGTGGACGGTTTTCCCAGGCACATATCCGACCGTTTCAAAAAAGACCTCCCGCTCTCCATCTTCGGTTATGATTTCCCTCTGTTTGGTTATCGAACGACCCGGTTTGAACGTCACCGGGCTGTCCTTGTCCCATTTGAGCATCAGCGCCCACAACTCCGGGTAGTTCTTGCGCAGGAGCCGCAATTGGCTTACACCCTGGTTGTGACAAAACCAGCATCCGCCGCGGGTCGCTGTGGTGTAGATGGGAGACAGCAGGCCGTTGTCCTCGCACCACTGCCGGCAATCGGACTCTGTCCAACCCAGCTCCACCAGCGGGGATTTTTTAGTATCAGATAGGCTGTGAAAGCGTGCAGGTTCGTCGGCGGTGATTCCGATGTACTGGATGGCATCTCTCGGGAGCCGTCCCAGGACGTGCTGCTTTAGACGGCTATTACACCAGGGGCCTCTCTGATAGGGCCATCCATAGATTTTCCCACCACGCTCTCCGTCGCTCTCGCAGGTCATGTAGAACACGTCCTGATAACAGCGTTTCGCTCTCCAGTGCTCCACCTCAATGCCCCACCGTGCCTTGATGATGCGGTCTGCCTTGGCCTTAAACTCCACCATCGGCGGCAGGTCGGAAGGGATGGCGTCCGTAGCCCAAACCTCAGCGTGCACGATGCGGTCAAGGGGCCAGCCCAGTTGCTCTATAGCCCCCAGGCAGGCCAAACTGTCCTTGTCAGCTAACCATAGCTGAGACTTAAAATGTGCTCAGCCATGATATACGCGCACCCCCTTTGATCTGTATCCACCAACAGGGATTTTGGGCGTAGTGGCAATTTGATTTAAACTCCAGCCCTTATGTTTTCTGTCATAAAACATGGCCTTTGATATTCCAAATTTATCGCAAAAGGTATCTACCGTATAAAGGTCACCGAGATACAAGAATTTCAAAACATTTCTTTTGTTTTTTTGCTGCTCTTGAATAGTAACCCATCTGCAATTTTCAGGGGAATATGGTCCGTGTGAATTAACCCTGTCTATTGTTAACCCGCTCTTATATCCGTTCTTCAATGCCCATTCTCTAAAATTCGCAAAATTATCCCATTCTTCGCATATTTTTACCCCATCCATCCCATACCATCTGTAATCATGCGACTTACTATTATTGCACCTTTGACGCATTGATTTCCAAACATTATAAAGTGGAGTTCCTGATCCTCCGTGTTTAATTGGCGCCATTCTTTTCACCTCCATAACCTCAGAGATAGTATGTGCTCAGGCATCGGCCTCTCCCTCTGGCGGTCGGCGGTAAAATGTATCACGGTAAAACAATTCCGTCTGAGCGAATCCCTTTGACGTAAAAAACCATATTTGTTTATATGGTTCGTCCTTAACGGTGCTTGGGAATATCCAGCCATATTTCACACTATAAACCGGATTGACTTTTGCTTCCGATTTTAGTTCTTCCCACGTCAGCGGCTTGTTCGGCGGGGTGAGGGTGGGCGCATGGACCACCATCTGCATAACGCGCCGCAGGATCGATTTTTCCTTCCCATCCTCGGTGTCGTTGTACCATGAGACGAGCGCGTTATTTAACGCATATGCGTCAATCAGTCTTAACATTGGTTAGCGCCTCCACTCTCTCCATCTGTTTCTTCCACGCCCACGATGTAAGCGGCGTTCCGCACTTTGGGCAGTAAACAACCCCCTTTTCAATCCAAGACGGCCAGTTAGCTTGATCTCGGCATTTCTCACATCCTGTCCACACCTTCTCCACCTGCTCCCGTGTAATCATTCAGCACCTTCCAATCTGCTCTTTGCGACCTCGAATATCGCAAGGTCGTTTTCCATTCCGATGTATTTCCTATCGGTCTGTAAACAAGCTACTCCGATAGACCCGCTCCCCATGCAGCAATCTAGCACTGTGTCTCCTGCGTTTGTGTAAGTAAGTACAATCTGTTCGCATAGCCACACCGGCTTTTGCGTTGGATGCAGGCATAACTTTTGTTTGTCGCTCGGCCCATATAAGACATCCCTCGGATATCTGTCTGTGCTGTCATACCCAGTTTTCGCGTAATCATGATATACTTCCCCCGTCCTACAGTTCCGCTTATGTGCCGCCGTTGAAATTTTCCGTTTGTGTCCGTGAGTTATCTGTGGATTGTAGGTCGGCGGATGGTCATAAAATATCAGGATGTTTTCGTGAGCTTTCATCGGCATTTTTTTGGCGTTCAGGTGTCCGGTTGCCTGCGTCTTTTCCCATATCCATTCGTATCGTAGCTCCTGCAGGTTACTTACACCGAGCACCTTGTCAAATGGCGTTTGAGCGAACAGAGCCTTACAGCCGCCGGGGCGGACTATTCGTTTTGCTTGTTGCCAAAACCGTTCCAAATCAATCGGGGTATCCCACCTGCAGTTTGTGGTCCCGTATGGCAAATCGGTAAAGAGAAGATCAACGCTGTTTTCCGGCAGAGCAGGCATAAGGTCAAGGCAGTCGCCGAATAGCAGCACCCCCGCCTCCGTCAGCCGCCGAGCCGCCTCGTGATCGCCCAACAGGGCTAATTTGATGTCATCCATTGCTTTCTCAGCCTCCGCCAGCATCTCCTAAACCATTCGTTCCACTTTGCGCAGTTCTCCGTTCTACAGGTTTCCGCTTTTTCACAGGTTTCACAGGGGCTGCCTTCCATAGCTGATTTTCACCACCCAATCATACCGCTTCTCAAACGGGATCAGCTTGTCCCCACATATCCGGGCCAGGTTCTCATCCAGCTTTTCCCTGCAATAGTCCGCGTTTGCCTTCTTGGTTAGAGCGTCGGCGTACTTGTCAAAATTCGCCTCTACCCCATGCAGCACCCTCAAAAGCCGCTCATACCCAAACGTGTCCTTGCCCATGACCTCCGGGTCGTTGAGCGTCAGTGAGACCATGTCCATCATGAATTGGGTGTATGTCTGCTGTACAGCAATCTGGATGGCCTCCCGCTCCGCCTTGAGCCGGTCTGAGAAATTCTTACCCATCTCTTGCCTCCCACTCCCGGTATATAGCCATAAAGTCCTTCGCATCCAGGCAAACCACCCACGGCCTGTTGTTGGACCTGTGAAATACAATGGGTATCTCCCCCGGCTTTGCGTCCCGCTTGGCCTGTCCAAGAGCCTCCCGCATGTTCATGCGTTCCACATACTTGCACTCGATGTGCAGACCAGGAAGTCCCACGATGTCCGCCGCATCCCCGGTGTTCCCGCAGTATTGCGCCGTCCTGCGGCACTCATATCCCTCATCCCGCAAGAAGCGCACAAGGCTCAGTTCTCCACGCTTGCCCTTCTGTTTGCTATTCATTCTTCCATCACCACCCGCAGCAGCGCCACCGCCAGTTTGATGCGCTCCGCCGCGTCCAGATAGTCCTTCCCCGTGGCGGAGAGCAGCGCAATATCCGCCTGCCGTTTGGCCTCATCCAGCACCCGCCGCCTTGCTTCGTTTCGCTCCATCCAATTTCATCTCCCAGGTATATACTTTTCGGTCCCCGCCGCCTGCGGGATAGAAGCGCCTATCACACTCATTGAAGTCCAGCTTCACTGGCCCCAGCGCGCCAAACTCCCGATTTTTCAATACCGTCAGGACCGTAGAGCACCCGACCTGACCCAAGCGGTCCTCCGGCACCCGCTCCACCTTGAGCACATTGTCTGCCCGGTTGGTGATGTCACCGGAGCCGCCCACGTCGTCCGCTTCCACGGAAGCCTTTCCGGTTTTTCTCGGGTGAGCCACCAGATGAACGTGGACATCTCTGCCTTTGGCAAAGGCCACCAGCCGCCCGGCAAATTCGCTCTGCGCCTGCCAGACCCCCAACTGGGCCTCCTGCTTGAGCCGTGCCGTCATGATGTTGTCCACCAAGAATGTGTCGCAGCCATACCGCCGCCGCGCGTACTCAAACAACCCCAGGATGTTGTCCTCGTCATGGGCGTTGTCCTTGCGGATGTCCGCCAAGAACAGACAGCCATCCCACCACCTGTCGATTTCCCTTCTGGCCTCTCCATCCACGGCGAAGATCTTCCGGTCCGTTCCAGGGGCCGTCCCTGTGGTCACATAGCGGTAGCCTGCCGCCTGCTGCAGCATGGCGAGCTTAAACTGGGCCGCTGGCATCTCCCCAGAGTACACGCATACCCGGTGGGACTGGTTCACCGCGTCCAGCAGCACTTGGCTCAGAAGTGTGCTCTTGCCCTCGCCCCGCTTTCCGGTCCATACAGACAGCTCCCCGCCGGAAAACCCGCCAATCATGCTATCCAGCCCCTGGATGCCAGACAATACCCGCCTGGCGTTTTTCCGTGCCTCGGTGTCCACATCCGCCAGGTTGATTAACCCCTGCACTGGCACCTCCTGCGCCATAAAAAGCAGTTCTCCGATGTTCCGGTATCCCCGTTTGTCGATGTACTCACGGACATTCTGACACCCTTTGAACGCCTCCGCCGCAGGCAGCAGAACAGGCATCTGCCAACGGGCGGACAGCTCTTCCGCCGCTTCCGCCCGCCCCGGGCTGGGCGGGGCCGCCAGGAATACATAAGGCCATTGCTGCGCCCACCCGGCACAGGCTCCCACGTCATCCCAGCTTGCAAGGGCCGACCTGCATACCGCGTTTACCGCCACAGCCTGCACATCCTCCGGGTCCAATAACCACCACAGGCCCGTCGCTTGGGCCGGGTCCATGAACTCCGGGCGGTAGAGCAGGACGTTATCTCCGAGACAGCTCGTCCCAGTAGTCACCAAGTCCACCTCCGTCCAGTTCATCCTCCCACCGCCCCTGGTTCAGCCAAGTGGCTGGATTTGGGATGTACTTCCCGTTATCCTTCATCCATTGGCCGCTGTGCTTTTGCGCTTCAATGGCCTGTAATAGTACATTGAGCGGGGTCTTTACCCGCCTGAACGCATTGAGCGCCGCCTTTTTCCCGACCTTCTTGGGGTAAGCCGCCCAAAACAATTCGAACGTAGCCCCCTGGGGGGTATGGGGGGACATATTGTCCTTGTCTTTGTCCTTGTCTTTGGTATGTTTCGTATCCGCTCGTATACGTTCGCATACGTCCGTATTCCATCGTACAGACACATTTTTAGCGTTCTGGCGGCATCTGGCCTCATACTTTTCTCTGTCTCTGTCTATCTGTGACTGCCAACTCGGAAAAAGAAACCGTTCGTTCCCACGAAGCTCTGGCACTTCGCCAGTCATGCTGTATTGTAGGCATGCCTTGAGAAGTCGCCCACACTCCGCGTCGTTGAGGGGTTCTAATGCCTTTAGGTAGCTGTGATAGACATTGAACGAATCAAGTGCCATTGTCCCACCGCCTTAAAACGGCAATTCCCCGTCATCATCGGCCAGCTCTGTAAAATCCTGCGGTGGAGGCGCGTAGTCCGGTTCCCGGCTGTCTGATTCCTCCCGCCTGCTGTCCCCGAAGTAGACGCTGTGCGCCACCACCTTGTAGCTGGTGCGCTTGTTGCCGTCCCGGTCCGTCCAGGTCTCCATTTGCAGCCGCCCCTCCACTACGGCCATCCGGCCCTTGGAGAAGTATTTGGACACGAACTCCGCCGTGTTTTTCCAAGCCGTCACGTTGATAAAATCCGTCCCCTTGTCCTTCCCATCCCGGTCTACCGCCAGGGAGAAGGACGCTACCGCTGTGCCGCTCTGGGTATGGCGCAGCTCGGGGTCTCTAACGATACGGCCCATAATAATGATGTGGTTAAGCATGGGGTTCTTCCTCCAATCTGTACTCAGCGTAGCTCACGCTCTCGCCGTAACGGTTCTTCCCGGACACCATCCGCCGGGTGATGCGGTGCCCCTCATGCCGCAGGTCCAAAATTCTTGCCCCCAGCCGCATGATGCCCAGGTCGTTGTATGCCTGCAATGGGTTGATGCTCCCAAAATCCCGCATGTACCGGAGCACCCGGTCAGTCTGCTTCAAGATAATTCCTCCCAAACTCCCGGATAAAGTCCTCCACGGTCCAACCATTCTTGACCATAGCCTTTCGCTGCCCGTATTTGTGCAGCTCCCGCATGGTGTCTTTGTTGTTGTGGGCCGCATCTGGGCCGAAAATGTGGCATCTGTCGTGGCACAGATAGACCACCAGCCCGTATTTTTCAGACTTCTTTCGGTATGGCCCGCCGAAAATATGATGCTTGTCCAGTGGGTCCACAGAACCATTGCGCCCGCATAGCCAGCACTCGTGCAGCATTATCCACCGCTCCTATTCCATTCCCGGTCTAATTGATCGTTTAGTATTTTGATTTGGAGCTTGTAGCCGTTGATGGCCTCCATAGCGGATTTATATACAACCTCCGCCACATCCCGCTCAAACCGGAGCTTTGCTATCTCCGGGTTTCCCCGGCACACATCCGATATAATCGTGACCGGGGTCCCGTTTTCCCGCTCCACAAGTATCTTCTTAGCCATTTCTACACGGTAATCGTGCTCCGCTTGGGCATATGCCCTTCCGCGTTTTCCAAGTTGAGTGATTGCTTTGTCGAGCAGCACGGTTTTCTGTCCGATCTCTTCTGTTAAGTCCGCGTCCATACCCAGCACCTCTTCTTGTTGCATAGAATAGATAATCCGGAGATGTTTTGTGCGTCATCATAGGCTATCTTCTCTACCTGGAAGTCGTCATAATTTTTATACTTGCCGTTGTATTGCTTGATGTTGCATTTTTCGGACGGTATCTTGATTTTCGGGGCGCTGTAAAGCTCCGCTCCAATTCCCCACGCAAATCCAGCCCGCTTCATTGCGTCGCTGGCCTCGCCCTTTTCGGCCTCCATATTTGATTCAGTCCCAACGTTCCACTTCTGTATCCACTCTCCGGATTCTGACTTGATGGAGATGCCGCAGTACATCTTCCCATCTATTTCCTTATATTCATTGCACCAATTCATTGGGCCAACGGTTTCATCTAAGAGCGCCGAATCGGTCCTAGCGGTTTTGTAAAGGAGCAGCTTCAACCACTTGCCTTGTTTATCGATTTCAGATACCCTACACTCGATTTCTCCCTCATTGAGCAGACGAAACATCCTCATATCATCACCTCAGCTGCAGTGACTGACGCTCTACCAACTCTACCCCTGGGACCTGCGTACCGCCCTTAATCAGTGCTGTAACAGCCCGCTTGTCAATAGAGGGGGAAGCATACACCACCATATCCGGGTGTCCATTGTAATCCAGCCACTCCGCGGCGGATGTAATATCGTCCACCTCCAAAGCTGTGGACTTGCGGTAGCTGATGGAGCACCGGGCCGTTTCAAACTTCTCCCCGTCCAGTGCGAATCCGATGTACTCCCGCAGCCGTTTGGCTTTATTCTCCATAGCCTTGCGGCGCTCACTCAACCGGGCTTCTTCCTCCTTGATGGCTTTGGCCTCCGCCTCAAGGTTCTTCACATACAGAGCCGTATTTTCAATCTTTGCCTCTCTCTCCATCTGGAGCCGTGAGAACTGCTCGTAGTCCAGCAGTTCCCCAGTTTCCGGATCTACCAGTGCTTCCAAGGCGCTGTCGATTTCGTACAGTTTCATATCTATTTTCCTCCGGTTCTAAAGGGCGTTCCGGCAGTTCATATCTCTGCCCGGCCCCATTGTAGTAATACATATGTTTCTCCTTGCATTTTTGGATGGACGTGTTATAATCAATATGTATGGTGCCCGTCCCCTTTGCCGCCCCTCGGTCTGCACACCGGGGAGCGGCACTTTTTATTTTGTTGCTCATGGCTTTCACCCGTGATAAAATTATTTTGAAAGGGGGTGAACTTATGGACTTCTCCCAATACACAAAAGTAAAGGAAATAGAGGGGACCGAAAACCTGGCAAATATGCTCTACGATGGGTGGGAACTTCTGAGCGTTGCCCCAGGGACTAAAGAAAATACTGCCTACTTCCTTTACTGTGTTGGTTGGCGGGACCCTATTGACCGACTTGGGCTTTGAGGCGCCCAAGGCAAAAAAGATAAGGTTTTTCCGTTGTTGCGCAGACAGCGATCCAGTTGCCGCTGGACAGCTTCTGCGCAACTTCTTTTATGTCTTTTGTTTCTACGATCTCCACGATTTCAGATAAAACGGCTCTGTTGTCCATGTTGTTCCTCCTCTGATTTACTTAACGACCAGCGCCACCGCCATCACCACGATGAGCAGCACCACGGCCCCTACAAACAGCCGCTGAACCCTGGCTGTCTTGATTGCCTCCCGCTTCCACCGTACCCGGCGGCTGTACTCCGCCGCCCGCTGGCTGGGTGTCCAGTCTGCGTCAATGATCTTGTCCTTCATGCTTGTCCTCCTTCCCGTGCAGCCGCTCATGCTCTGCCCAGGTCATCCCATAAAAAGCCCGGCAAAGGTCATCCATAACATTTCTTGCGTTGTTAAAACGGCGCTCTATTTCTTGCTTGGTGCTTGTTTCGTTTAACTGCCCATCTTTGTTCATGACAAAAAATCCTCCTTGCATTTGGCCCGGAGGAATGGTAAACTATCCCTGCGAGCCCGTTGGCGTTATCAATGGGTTTCGCTGCCCTGGTCGGTGTCGTTACCACTGGCCGGGGCGTTTTTATTTGGTCTTATCCGCTATCCACGCTTCGAGCTTCGGCCCGTAGATGTAGCACCACTTCGGTTTGTCTCCGCTCATAACGCAATCTCCAAACGGAAATACCCCTTGCTGGATTCCATCCCGGATCGTATCCGGGGAGATACGTAGCCCTTCGGCCCGCAGGCGTTCAGTCGCTTCCGCAGCGGTCAACGCTTCGATCATGTTGTCACCTCCTGTTGTCCTTCCCTTCCCGCCGTGGTATACTGAGTTTGGAAGGGGGTGAATTTATGGATTTCCCACCGTTTGATAGATTTAGAGAAACTTTAACAGAAGAAAGGCTTGCTGAAATTTTTTCGGATATACACCAATTAGAAATTATCGAAATAAAGGGGTTAACTTCCGAAAATATCAGCGCCTTTATTTCAAAAATCAGGTATGATACAATTGGAGCATCTATCAGTGCGGCCATCGACCTTATAGGTGCATATCATGAATGGCTTTCGCAAGAGCTTTCGGATCGAGCTTAAGTTCAATTTCCCCATTCCACCGCTGGCCTTGTAGTGCAAGTACGAGGTCAGCGATTTCTTTTGCCTCGGCCTTGATAACGACCTCCATCAAGTTCACCCCCTTCTCCGAAATTCCGTAGAATCACCCCGCCCTACTGGCGGGATTCTTGTTCTCCGTTGGTGCGCTCCTTCTTTCTGCGCTTCTGGGCGGGTCTGTCTCGACACCCCTCTGCGTAACCAGCGATATAGAGTAAGGCTTCTTTAGGCAGGCCAACCAAGCTGTCGGCAATGTTTTGAGCGTCGGACAATCTTTCGAGATTTACGGGCATGTTGTCACCTCCTGCCGTTTCCATCTTGACAACGATTCTTACTTTGAAAGTAACAGAATGGTTGTCACACTCGTGATTGCAGCCAGTGCACACTGAACAACCAACAAGATGAACTTTCCCTTTTTCGTTTTCGGAAAGTTTTCCCATTCCTCATCTGTAATAGGAATATCAATCTGTCCAAACTTGGTGTTTGCCAGCCAGTCCCAAAATCGATCCATCTCACCACCTCCTTCGCTTAACGATACCTTACCATAGTTTGACGAATAAGTCAATACTTTTTTGTTCGTTCAGCGAAGATTTCTGTTGACTTATTCAATTCGTTGTGATTTAATAAATATCAGACAGGAGGTGTAATAATGTGGAGACCATCAACGAAAGAATTGCGTGGTGTATAAAAGATGCCGGGATCAAAAAGGCTGAATTTGCTCGCAGACTTAACCTTTCACAGCCGTTTGTTTCAGAGCTGTGTTCTGGGAAAAACAACCCAAGCGACCGCACCATTGCTGATATTTGCCGCAAGTTTAATATTTCCGAGCTCTGGCTACGTACCGGAGAAGGCGAGCCCCATATTCAGAGGGACGAGGACGAAGAGTTCCTTGAAGTCATGGAACAAATCCATATGTCTGATGATGATTTGATAAAGCGGATTATCAAGGCGTATTGGTTTATGGAGGACGACGAAAAAGCCGTCATCAGAAAACTGATAGACGGCTTTACAAAAAAATAAGGCCCCGGTTTCCCGGAGCCTTGTCGATTATTTTTTGTGTAGTTTTTCGAGGATGAGGGCACGTGTGAGTACAGACTTTAGATAAGTCTCGTCTTTGTTTCGATCCAAGATAAGTCCAATTTCTTTTCTGATGATATTAACAGATTCTTCCTTCGGCGTCATTTAGCGCCCTCCTCCCAGTTTGTGCCCCTCCTAATCAGAATGATATAAATTTTCTAATTTTGGCACATTTTGTAGCCTCTAATTGCACTATACCCCTTTTTTCTTCCGAATTTTGTCGGAGCCTGTCAGAATTAGAAATTTTGTTCCCTGTGCTCCAAATTATAGAACGTTCGTTCTATTTATTCAAGATGGGATTCTTGCCAAAGATTGACATACTATTTTGTAGAGGTCATAGATTTTCGGTTTTTGAAGAAAAGTCCTGTTTTTTGCACTGTTAAGATATTATTGTTTTCAACCGCCGGAGGGCGGTAAAAATAGAAGGAGGATAAAGTCAATGAGAAAGAAACTTTTAGCAATGCTTCTGTGCGGAGTTATGGTGGTGTCACTGGCCTCCTGTGGAGAAAGCGCAGAAGAAAGCAACTCGCCTAGTCAAAACGAACCCCAGCAAACAATATCTAACGAACCGACCCAGAGCGATGACCAGGAGCCGGAAAACCATACTCCCGAAGGCGACATCACATTTAGCGAATTGGTGGTCGTTGACAACGATGAGTGTTCCGTCAAGATTACTGGGGTTGACCCTGATGACATCTGGGGCTATACATTAAAGGCTGAATTAGAAAATAAGTCCGCAGATAAAAACTATATGTTCTCTGTTCAGAGTGCCTCCGTAGACGGTCTGCAAAGTGACCCGTTTTTTGCTACCGAAGTAGCTGCCGGCAAGAAATCTGTGAATGATATTTCTTTTACAGATTCTGACCTTGAAGAGAACAACATCTCTTTTACCGACATTGAACTTACAATCCGTGTTTATGACAGCGACGATTGGGCTGCAGATGCCGTTGCAACAGAAACCGTCCACATTTATCCATACGGGCAAGAAAGTGCGAAGGTATTTGAGCGGACTGCTCAAGATTCGGACAACGTCATTTTGGATAACGAATATGTCACTGTTACTGTAATCGGATATGATGAGGACAGCGTTTGGGGATACACCGCAGACCTCTTCCTCCAAAACAAGTCCGACAAAGAAATTATGTTTACAGTCGAAGACTCTTCTGTAAACGGTTATATGTCCGATCCATTCTGGGCCGTCTCTGTCTTGCCCGGAAAATGTGCGTTTAGTTCTATGTCCTGGTCTGATTCTGCTCTTGAAGAGATTGGGGTGGATGACGCAAGCGGCATTGAAGAGATAGAGTTCTTACTTCGTGTATATGACGGAAACGATTGGACAGCCGATGATTTTGCCAGTGAAACTATTACACTGAACCCATAACGCCACAAAACTTGAATAAAATATCCGCCCCCGGTGCTGGAACACCAGAGGCGGACAAGGGGCAGAAGCTTTTGTGGACCATCTGCCCCTTTATTCTACCGGAACGAAGGGGAAAAGTCAATGAATTGTATGAAGTGCAAAGCAGACTTGCCAGACGGTGCGCTGTATTGCCCGACGTGCGGCAAAAAGCAAGCGCCGGAAAAGCGAAAGGCCCTAAAACGTGCCAACGGGACTGGGACTGTATATAAGCTCCAGGGCCGCAGGAAACGCCCGTGGGTGGCCGCAAAGAACAAGGTCATAATCGGTTACTATGAAAAAAAGACGGAGGCTATAGAGTCTTTAGAACGCCTTGCCGGGAAAGACCTGACCGAACGGTACAATATGACATTTGCAGAGGTGTTTCGAGGGTGGAGCGAAGAACATTATAAAACACTAACAAAAAGCGGGATCACTTCTTATGATATAGCCTACAATGTGTTCTCTGCGCTCCACAACAAAAAATTCCGTGATTTGCGCACCTCTGATTTTCAAGCAGAGCTGGATAAAATCAAAGGAAAATCCCACTCCACCATGTCAAAGCACAAGCAGCTTATCACGCAGATGTCTCAATGGGCCATCAGGGAAGAAATCTGCACGACCAACTTTGCAAAATTCGTCCGGTTGCCGGAGACCGTAAAGAAGGAAAAAGAAGTATTCTCCGCCGAAGAAATCAAAAAGCTTGAAGAAGATGGAAGCGAAGCGGCAAGAATCGTCCTCATGCTCCTAGCCACTGGTATGCGAATTGGGGAACTGTTTTCGCTCCCGTTAGAGGATTACCACAAAACGTATGTTATAGGCGGGTCTAAGACGGAGGCAGGAAAAAACCGAGTCATCCCGATAAGGCCGGAGGGTCGGAAGCATTTTGAATACTTCGCCCAGCAAGCAGACGGGGCGTTACTTTTATCGGGGTACACGGGGCAAAAAATATATGCAAACTATCGAGGACGTGATTATTACCCTCTGCTAAAGCGGCTCGGAATTAAAAAGAAAAGTCCTCACGCTACTAGGCATACATACGCATCCAGAGCTGTGAAAGAAGGCATACCACCAGAGATTTTACAAAAAATATTAGGCCACGCCGACTATTCTACTACGGCAAACGTATACACCCATATTGACATCAAAACACTTGTGGAAGCTGTTGACGTTACTAGCTCGTTACTAACAAATAAAAAGCCGAGAGAAAAAGAAAATCCCTAGAACCGTTGCGGCTCTAGGGATTTCTTGGTGGAGACTACAGAACTCGAATCTGTGACCTCTTGCGTGTGAAGCATATCAGGACCATATTTTACGATGGTTGAAGATGGTTTGTCCTGATTTTTCAACGGTTTCACGTTCCGTGAAACACTTCCAGACATCAAAGAACAGTTTCGGTTACTAACAAATTACTAGCATTTTATATGCCTTGTAACTTTCTCATCACGCCATTATATACCCGTGGGTTGGCGACATGGAGCGTATCCATTAAATCATCCATGACCTCCCATACGTCCGCCTGCCTGCGTCCGGAAATGGCCCGGATAAACTCACTGTCGCCATATGCCTCAACAGACGTTGAACCGACAGCGGCGGCGGAATAGCTTGCCTCATATACAGGTTCCGCCTCCTTATGGTTCATCTGGTTTCGGATGGTGTAAAGGTTAGCCAGTTTGGCGTATGCCGGATAACTGGATTCCCCGTACTCCAAGCGGGCGATCTCAATGTCAATTTCTTTGGGGTCCAGCATCGGACCACCTCCTTAGACCTTTTCCAGCTGGTCCATGGCCCGGCGCAGAATCTCCTTCTCCCGCTCATTTGCGCCGCCCATCATGTCCTCCATCTGCTCCATCATGTGTTCTTTGGCATCTCCACGGGAATACACCCGGTCAGGATACATCCGTCCAGTCCGGCTATACCGCCCCATGCTGTCACGCTTACGGCCCCGGTAGCTGCTGCCACGGCCATAGGTGCCACGCATATCGGCTTCCCAGTCGCCGTCCCGGCTGTATCCGTCGTCCTCTTCCAGCATCTCGATTTTATCAATATTCTTGATGGTGTCGGTCAGCTTGTGGGCAGCTTCAAGGTCTCCGGCGGACATCTCCGGCTTCTTGGCAATCTCGTCCAGCTCCATGCAGAGCTTTTCTTTCAGTTCGTGCATATATTCCATGTTGATTCTCCTTCCGTTTATGTGGTAGGCGTGGTGGTCCCGGGAGTCGTCCCATCAATGCTGGCAAGATTGTTGCTGGGAGAGCAGCACGGCTGGCCAAGCATTCGGAACGAACCGCCGGTGGGCGTGGTCACCACACAAACGGAGTAACGGGTGCGGGTACGGATTCCGCAAGCGGTGACCTGGGCGCAGTTGCGCTTCGTGAGCGGGTAAAGGGTCGTGCCCGTTCCAATGGTGACGTACACAGGTGCATTGATCGTGGTCGTGTCGGGGATAGCCTGCGCCACAACAATGCAGTATTTCTCCCCGTTGTTGTATGCTCCGGCGGGTAGATTGATTTCCAAATTTCCGCCAGTAAATGTGACCGCCTGGCTCAATACCAGATTGTCACACAGGCGGCAAACAGGTTTGCAGGACATATAAATACCTCCAAAAAGTCAGAGGCGACAGACGATTAGCCTGCCGCCCCGAAGTAATCACGGCAAAGCCGGAAGATGTAAACAGTTAGCGCAGTTTAGCAGCCGCAGCCACAATTGCCGTAGCTCCCGCAGGAACCATAAGCCGCCTGGCTGGCCCAAGGGTTGCAGGTCAGATAGGCCGGGGTGGGGCAAGGCCGCAGGGTGTTCACAAGGTAATTGTTCTGCGCCTGCTGGCTTGCGGCAAGCTGCAAGCCGAAAATCTGCTGGCTCTGGGCCTGGATTTGGGCATCCTTCGCAGCCATCTCCTGGGAAGTCAGCTTGTCGAGAATCGCCCGCGTGTTGGCGTTGGCGTTTTCCAGCAGGTCGCGGGTGCTCATGTTGATGGTGTTCCGGGTGTCGCAGGACTGGGTGGCGAGGTTGTAGTTGGTGTCGGCAAAACCGCGCTCCACCTGCCGCTGGGTCTGGCAGCAACAGTCGGCAAGCTGTGCCTGGACGGCGTTGTTGCCCTGCATGATCGCCATCTGGGTTGCATTGCCATTGGTCAGGATGGCGGTGTTTACGCCGTTGATCTGCTGGGCGGTGGCATAGAACCCATCACACAGGCCCTGCTGCACGGTGTCCAGCTTCCGCTCCACCTGCGCAAAGTCGGAGGCGAGGACGTAGTTGTCGATGGCACCAGAGCCGGAGGGCGTAGAGCCACCATTTCCGTTGCCACCCCAACCGCCGCGATTCCAACCACCGGCAAAGATGAAGAGGAACAAGATAATGATCCACCAGCTGCCATCATTGCCCCAGCCGTTTCCGTTACCGTTGCCGCTCGTGGAAGAGGCGGGTACAACAGGCATCGTGAAGGGGGTATCAGTTCCGAGAGACATAGTATTGCTCCTTTCTGAATGTTGATATATTGCTAAATCGTGGCCACGATTAAAGCCTTATTTCCCGAGCATCTGCTGAAATGCCCTTGCCATGCCCTGCAATTCGTTGAATTGCGCCTGTGACATCTGGCCGGAGTTCAGAAGCTCCTGCACCTTTGCCTTTGGGTCACCCTGGAAGGTTTTTTGAAACTCGTTGAATTGCTGGATCATGCCCATCACGTTCCCCATAGGGCCAGGGAGATTGCCACCGCCCATTGCGTTGAAAAACGGATTACTCATCTGCTCCAGCCTCCTTTTTGGTTCTGGTGGTCTTAGGTGCGCTCAGAGCGTCCACACGGGCCGCTAGAGCGTCTAACTGCTCACGGGTGGCATACTCTACCGCAGGGGGCTGCGGGGCCTGTGTGGGGCTTACAGGGGCCGCTGTGGCCGTCCTCTCCACTAGGTCGTATATCTTGGTGGTGGGCTTGCCGGATGCGTCAGCTTGCTTGAGGTAGATAACAGGTGCGGTGCTGTCCCACAGGGCAACGGCACTGTTTGGGGCCACCGGGTACTCGAATGCCGCCTGCCCGCCGGGAACCCACACAATCTGGGTGTTGTTCTGCTGCTGGGGTGGTTGTTGCATATTTTGCAACGGTTGGTACTGCCCCGCCCGAAGCTGTGCCAGCTGGTCAGGCATAGGCGGCTGATAAGGTTGGTATGGTGTATAATAAGGCTGATATCCGTATGCCATAGTTAGTCAGTCCTTTCCCAAAAATAGAGTACGATCTCGTTCCCGCTGTCCCAGGAGTCATAAAGCACACAGTCCCGGATACACACCACATGACCAGACAGGGCAAGGATATAGGTCCCATGCGGGTGGCTGTCCGCAAACTCCGCCACGGTCACGTCCTCCGGGGCCAGCTCCCGGCGATAGCCATGCCGCCGCAGATATGCCCCCCATGTGGCGTTAGCTGATGGCATATCCCCCATCAAGCCGCCCTCTACGCAGAGTCCCAGGTAAGTGGTGTACCAGTCCTGGTCCAGCGCCTTAGAAAGCGCTCGAACGGTGCAATCGCCTACGTTACGCCCAGCGGGATTCGGGTTGTAATGCGTCCACATGGCGGTTATGTTCCTCTACCTCTGTCACATATCGTTCAAGACCGTTGTCATCTCCCTGGGCCATATACCAGAAAACCGCTTCTCTGGCACATTCGGGATTCATTCCAGTGGCAGTCAAGCGCTCCAAATAGGTCATATCAAAACACGTCCTTATCTAAAAAATAAGGAGGTCCGTGGGGAGGGCGGCGACGTGTACCAACCCTGTATCCCCACGTCCTCCATGTCTATATTTTCGCAAAAAAATTCCCCGGCTGGGGTTGCTCCCAGTCGGGGTTATGTACGGTTTATGCTTGATTTGTGTAAAGTTGCTTGGCGACTTCGGACACCTTCTTAAATACGTACTTTTCATGGGCGGCTACCGCTCCACGATACCAACCTAGTTCTGCCGCCACATCAATCTGGCCCCACTTATCAATATTTCGCCGCTTGGCAATCAGCTCATCGTCCCGGTGCAGGGCGGATTCATAGATAGCGGTTTCGAGTTGAGAGCGCAAGAGCTTGTCCAGCGGTTCTGGCAAATGTACTCTTGCGCTCATATAGTCACGTCCTTCAACCTAGTCCAATTTTTGTCATCACAAACACAATCAGGCCTCCCACCACTGCCGAGATTACCGCCGCCACAACGGCCTCCCAGCGCTTTCCCGGTTTGCTCAGGAGGGTGTCCATTTTGCCGTCCAGGCCGTCCAGCTTATCCGTGATGGTGTCTAGCTTCGTCTCGTTGACCGCTTGCTTCGATTCCACCGTCCGCAGCCGGTCATAGATTTCAGCGTGGGCTTTCTGCCTGTTTTCTTTCTCGGACTTCATATCCTCTTCCAGCCGGTCCACGCGGGATGCCAGCACACAGTTCTTTTCACAATCGGGCATATAGGCCCTCCCTTCAAATGGGTGGTGATGGTGATGCGCTGTCATCCTCGATAAAGCCCTTTGACTTGGCCGCTTCGAATGTAATGCCGCCCTCTTTGTGGTCGCTGGCGCAGAGGCTGAAGTAAGCCTTGCAGCCAGCTATGATAATAGCCTCACCCACACCAACCCCGGCTGTCAGCCAGGCTGCTGCGGAGGTGTAGCCGTTTGTTATACACAGATACATCAGCGCTAGACATTCTTGCACGATGACGAACCCAGACAGAATGGTCAGCACTGCGATGATCTTGTGCCACTCCAGCTTTTTGCGGCGCTTGAGCCGCTTACCCACGGCGCTCATCGTACCGGGCGAAGAGTGCGCCCACCTGCTCCCGGGTGATTAGGTCCTGGGGATAGGTCACCGCGCCGCCAGGTTTGAAGATTCCAAGAGCCTCCACAGCGGCCTGGTCCTGCTGCTGGAACCAGTCGCTGGCCGGCTGCTCCCGCAGCTCCTGTCTATAGCGCTCCATGTTCTCCTTGAATTTCTCATAGCTGTCCATTTCAAGTTCCTCCTTGACATCATTCCGGAAATCATCCATGCTCTTTCCAAACCGGGGAAACCAGTGTTCCACGTCCCCGTGATTGCTGGCAATGCCTAACCTGGCCCCCTCTGCGTGGCAGATCACCACACCGTCCTCCATGGGGTCCAGCCCGTACATCTCACAAAGATAGGCCGTCAGCTCCACCGCCTCCCGGTAGACGGCGGCGAAATACTCCGGGTCTGTCAAGTCGTCCTCGCAGATCTCGAAGGAGATATGGGTGCTGTTTGCGTCGTCCCCGCAGTGCCAGCCCCGCATATTCCAGGGAAGGGTCTGATAGGTGGCAACGCTTCCGTCCGCCAGCAGCCCGATAAAGGCGTGAACACAGGCCCCCACGCCGGGGCGGTTCCAATCGTTGTTGTTCTGGTTCACGCCCAAAAGGCCGTCGTCCGGGCCGACATAGCGTTTCAGGTTCGGGTTTTCCGCCCCGGTGCTGTGGACCATCACCCCCTTGGGGGTAATCCAGCGGTTGGCCTTGTAGCAATCATTCTCCGTCAGATAGAGCTGGTGCAGGTTCATGCTATCCCTCCCCGTCCAGTACATTCTGTACCTTCTGGCTCTGAGTCCCGAAGTAGAACGCGATTATCACTGCGTAGATGGTCATGAAGTCCTGGGAAATTTGATTGGTGCAGGCCATGTAGGCGAATACCGCCGTCAAGGCCAGCGTCACCAAAGACTTGACCGATAGAAGGGTCGATAATCGTTTGATGATGTTGTCCATCACTTGACCTCCTTCCAGTCCTCGGCCAGCATATCGTCTGCGTTGGCTACCCAGTTATCCACAATGCGGCGGGAGGATACCAAGATGAATTTTGTTCCCTCGCTTACGTCCACCGTATCCCCCTTGACGGAGCGGTAGCAGATGCCCGTAGTCAGGGCCACGTATTGGTCCCGCCAGGATGCACGGGCGATTTTAGAGCCGGATTTGGCTTTTTCGATGGCTTGTGAAAATGTCATTGCTTGCTCCTTTCCGGGCATTGCGCCCTGTTGTCAATTTCCTGCCACTCTCAAGGCGGGGTTATTTTTTATGAGAGTGTGACGGTGGAGTCGGAATAAAATCCAACGAGCAAAAACGAAGAAACAACAGACCCTGGGGCACTGATTGCCGTATAATCAAACGAGCCTGTTCCTGTCACGGACAAAGAAGAGGAACCGTTATTTTTTATAAGCACAGAGTTACCGGATTGGAGCTGTATTTCGGCGTTTCCGCCCTCCATGATGTTTTGGCTAGAAACTTGTCCATTGTGCGAATAATAAATATCAATATCCGCTCGTCTTACCCCATTTTCGATATGGACCGTCACCGTCTCTACGCCGCCTTCCCCGCCCACAATCGGATTCAAAATCATGCTGACACCCCCTGCATCCGAATATTTACGTTGATATCCTCCGTGGGCACAGAGTCGCAGGAAAAGATCAGGCTGTTGGCCGCCTGAGAAGTACACCACACGCCAGCTGCCGCCCATCTGTCAGCGGAAGGCTTGTTTGCCGGGCATACGTCAACAATTTGGGCCGAGCTGTCAGCCAGGATGCCATTCACCGTCACCGTTTGCTCTCCTTTGCGCCATCCATCAGTGGTGAGGGTCACAGTGGTGGTTTTGGGCTTCAGTGCATCAATGGTGGGGCAGTTGAGGATATCTATACCGTTTAGATTAAAACCATTTAAGGATAGAGAGGCATATTTAGATGCTTCATCACTCTGCGGGAGGAAAATAATCCGGCCATATTGGACTTCTAAGCGCGCGTATCCAGACCCGCCAGAAGAAGGATTGTTCTGCCCAATCATTACCCCGTCAAATCCCAAAGTGCCCTTCGCATTTTCAATAAATCCTTTGTCTTTTAGGGTAATATCCCCCGTCATCGTCCCGCCGGACAGCTTCAAATACCTTGCATCGGCATCGTCCTGGCTCATGCCCGTCTCCGGTGCGTCCTGCCACGCTTGTCCATCGTCGGTCTTGGTCAATACTTGGCCAGTGGTGCCGCCAGAGACAGCGGGCATTGCCCCCACCTCCGCCGCCGTGGTCCCGTGGGGGTTGCCCGTGGTCTGGCTGTGGTCATATGCTGTCTTGCCACGGTCGCCACGGTAGGCGGTGCTGGATGTCTCGCCCAGGGCCAAACTCGGGGAGATCTCCACATACTGGGTGCCGCTCCAGCGGTAGGTCAGGTTGGTGTCCTCGGCAATGTAGATCTTGCCGTCCTCTCCGGTGGCGGGGAACGCTGACAGGCTGTCATACTCCACCACGTCGTCCACATAGCTGGGTAGTTGGGACGTGGGCACCTTTCCACTGGAATCCAACTCGGCAACGCCGCTTGCGGCCCCCTTCTGGCTGGCAGGGATGGCACCTACATCCGCCGCTGAGGGCATCCAGGTATCGGGCCTAGCTCCCACCTCGGCGGCTGTGTACGTGGGCTTGCTGGGCGATTTGGCCCATCCTGGAACAGTGGGGTCTGTCTCCGTGTACCCGGTAATAAACCCGCTGTCATTGGTCAGGTCGCTGACCTTTGTGGGGATACCTTCCTTCACATCTTGCAAGGCGATGTATACCCCGCCGCTCTGAACGGGGTTTTTACTGCCCTGGGTGGGCGTTGCGTCGGTGATGATGGTCACATCCTCCACCGCTTTGTCCACATAATCAAAGATGTCTGCGTTCTTGTTCTGCGGGTCATAGACACTTTTGAGCATGTCGCCTGAGCCAATTCCATCCATGCCGTTGTAGACGGTAAATGTGCCAATGGGCGCATCCTCGCTGTCGTACATGGTGTATGTATCCGTAGTGCCTGCCGCCCCGGTCCCGCTGGTGCGCTCGATGCGGGAAACGCTGGTGCCGGGGTCGCCTTTGGGTCCGGTACTTCCGGTATCGCCGGTCTCGCCTTTCAGCCCGGCGAACGCAAAGGAAAACACCTTCGCTGTGTCCGGGCCGCTGGCGGTCACCTTAACGCTGGGCGTTCCCGTACTCTCGTCCACTGTGGCGGTAGGAGTGCCGAACCCAGCCGCCGCTCCGGGATCGCCCTGAGGGCCAGTATCGCCGGGGTCACCCTTGTCGCCTTTCTGCCCCTGCTCACCTTGATTGCCCTGGGGGCCGGTGTTTCCGGTATCACCCTTGTCGCCTTTTTCACCGGGGGCGGCAAGCTGCATCCAGTTCACTCCGTCGTTGCTTGGCATGACCCCTTGCACGTCTTTCAGGGCCATATAAGAGCCGCCGCCATATGCCACGATATCCAGTACCACATACGCGGTCCCTTCGTTGTAATCGCCTTTAGGTGTGCAGGACACCTTACCCAAAACCGTGTTAGGCATTGATACTCACCTCCAAGAATCCGTTCACCAGGCTAAATACAGGACCGCTGTACCCATCTGGCGTGGTCATAGTCAAGATGCCCGTCTCCGGGTCTATTGCGAATGTGGCAAACATAACGTCGCCCCGTGCGCTCTCGCCCGTGTCCACGTATTGCCCCGTCTCAGCGTCCCACGTCCACCATGTATCGTTCTGTATGATGGGGGGCTTTCCGCTGTACTGCTCCGCCTTGTCGGCGCTGTCAGCGGCTTCCTCGGCGCTCTGGGCGGCGTTCTGCTCAGACTTGGCGGCGTTGGTTGCGCTCTGTGCCGCCTGCGCCGCCGCCTGCTGGGCCGGGGCTACGTACCGGCTCACCGCCTTGACCGCAAACCCCTTCCATTGCGCCCCGGTGGTTTTCATGGCTACGCCCTGCTGTTCGCAGACGAACAGGGAATCATCGTCTACCGTTTGGGCTTGTGGCAGGGAGCCTATCTGTTTGTCAGCCATCCTTGTTTTCCTCCATGAGTGAGATTGCCCGTTTGAGCTTGGTCCGGACTGCCGCCATTACGTCTACTACATCGCCGCTCACTGCCAGGGTGGACAGGATTGCCAGCGCGTCAGTTACTTCCTTCTTGGCTTGTTCCATTGATTTTTGCCTCCAACTGTTTAATCTTGGCCCACATGATAGCGATAAACTCCATATAGCGCAGCATCTGTAGTTCATTGCCTTCCGTGTCCACGTCCTTGCACCAGGCCGCCAGCTCCAAGTCGGACACCCCATGAGCATCCATGGCCTCTTTGACGTTCTGGGCAATGAATCCAGTATGGTATCGGTCGCTGGTGCCGTTGTCCATCTTGTAGATAACCGGGACAATATCGTCCATCATGTCGATGTACTTTTGGGGAATCTCGGCGATATCGTGTTTGATGTTCTCGTCAGAGGTCTGGATCTCCGCCGTATAGGAGTACACTGCCTGCCACATGCCAAGACTAGAATTGCCCAGGTTGGCCGCTGTGCCGGACGGGCAGAAGTTATTGCACGACACCGACATATTGCGACCGACCATCTGAACGGAACAGCTACCGGATGCCAGGTACAGGTTGCCGCCAGAAATCAACTGCAACCCTGTCGTTGTACTGGAGCCAACTGTGATATATCCAACTTGCGATCCATAATCATTCAGGATTCCGATTGTTCCGCCCCGCAGTGTGGAGGCGGTCACCGTCCCGGTCATGAGTTGGGTCCCGTCAATGTAGGTCGTCCCAAGGTATTTCCAGGCGGAGACTGTGCTGTTCGCCGAGTTCGCTGTGGCCTGCGCGGAACTGGCTAAACTGTACGCATTGCTGGCCGTGCTTTGGGCTGAACTGGCGGCGTTGTATGCGCCGTCAATCTCGTTCTGCGTGTCTTGCGCCAAATCTCCCCAGGTGATAGCCCCACTCAGGTTAATTTGGTTTGCCGTCAGTGTCCCGTTGATGTTCGCCGCGTTGACGATCAGGGTGTCCGTTTCCACGGATGATCCCTTGATTTTGGTCGTTCCCGTGGAGTCTGTCACTGTCAGGCCGTCGATGGTGAGGGACAACTCCGAAAACTCTCCGTCTAATCCATTTACCCTGCCTGTTATGTTCTCTAGCTCTACCGCAAACTCGGTCGATAGCCCTTTTAATTCGTTTTCTACCTCTAGGCGGATTTGCTCGGAGGTTTTTGTGATTAGAGAACGTGTTTGAGCCAGCTGGCGGTTTGTCTCTTTTCGCTCCCTGGTTTCATAGGGGTATTCGTCGTCGATTTCATCGGATTCGGGGGCCGAAATAGTTGGGGCGCAGGCACGGTCAAACTGCATATCTGCCGAGGCGATTACGGAATAGATTCCGCCCACCGTAACAGCGTCTCCAAGCTCTGCCGCCGGGTCAAGTAAAGCGTCCTCCGCCGTATACGGCTGGTAGCTGTAATTTTTGACGGCGGCCAGGATACTGTCTGCCATCGCCTGGGACCCCCAGGGACAAGCGACCTCCAGAGTTCGCCCCGTATCATCACCGGATGTATAATAGTTACCGGAATCCACATTTAAGATGACCCTGCTGATATTCGACGGCACATCTCCCGTTTCTAACTGCGCCGCCAGGTTTCCAAGAAACACTTTGTCAGACAAGGATGCGGTCACCTCCAAACGTAATGGCAAAGCCACCCTCTTCCACCAGATAATTCGTTTCAGCCGGGATATCTCCGAACTTCACCAGCAGCAGCTTCCCCTCGTCGGTGATAATCCAGTTCCCAGCGTTGGATACGGCGATATAGCCCAGCACCTCCCGCATGGTCAAATCCCCGTTTTCGTCCACGGGGTAGTCCACAGGGAAAGCAGTGGTCAGAACCGTTCTCGGGTCCACTTCCACCCCCATGCGGTAGGCGATGTCATCCACGGCGTCTGCTTGGGACATGGGCCAGTTTTCCGTGTCATAGTCTGAGTTGAGCCACACGGATTCCGCTTTCAACATAGCGTCATACCCGGTAATAGTCAGGCTTCCGGTCCGCTTGTCCTTCGCTCTGGTGGAAACAAAAAACACGCCTTTGGGTATCCACTCAGAAAACTGTTCAGCCAGTGCCAGCCGGACAAACACCTTGATTTGCGCCTGCCGGGGGATAGTACCAATGGGCAAGATTTCAAGGTCAATCTGCCGGGCGACGCAGTTCCCGATACCAGGCGTGGTATACAGGCCGCCGGAGGTGCGAACAGAAACGATATTCCCCTGACCATACTCTGTTCCAGCAATAACAATCTTTGTTTCCTTGTGGTGATTCGGGTTAGAAAGAATCTGTTTGTATAATTCGCTTGTCTGCTGCATTATTTCGCCCTCATCTGCATCTCTCCGCCTTTATAGTACCGCTTGCCGTTAACAGATCTCAGCCCAAAAGTGGCTTCCAAATTGCTGGTCAGCCGCATGGTCCGCACCAGGTCTGCGGCGGTATACGGGTCGGTGAAGGTTACGGTCTGCGTCTGCTCCGCCAGGGCATCATAGACGGACGAGGCCAAATCGTCATCCAGGGGAAGCAGAGAGAAGTCCACGATGGCCCGTTTGGAGGCGGAAAAAGGATGCTCTACGTTGTCCAGGGTGGTGATGACCTTCTGATAGGTCACCTCCCACTGAACAGAATAGGTAGAAAGCCAATCATGCAGGTCAAGGTTTCCGATTTTCAGTGTTACGTCCATGCTCTCACCTACAAAGCGTACGCTCTCCGCTTGTTCCGGTTGTACCGATAGGCTGTCTCGCCAATAACCTTGTCATTAAGGACGGACTGGACCACGATAGTAAAATCCTGACCAATGGATGCCGCCACATTTTGGAGTGCAGAGGAAATCCCTCCCTGAGAACGGGCAAGGCCGGAAGAAGCAAGGTCCACTGTGGCCGTCCCGAAATCCATTCCGTTTTCGATGTCTCGGCGGATGCTGTCATATTCGCTGTCCCAGCCTTTTTCTACGCCAAGCGCCATATTTTCGCCGATGCCGGCAAATACCTTTGACGGGGATTTAATCCCTAGCAGGCTCTTTACTCCGCCAACCAGGCCATCCCATAAGCCGGTGAACCAATTCACAAGGCTTCCCCATATATTTTTTATTCCTTGCCAAATTCCGTTGACTATATCTTCTCCAATGCCAACGAACCAGTTCCAAACGCCAGAAAATATGTCGGTCAGCTTGTTCCAAAGGCCAGAAAAGAAATCTCCCCAACCGGAGAAAACGCCCTTGATTGCTTCCCATGCGCCCTTAAAATCTCCAGACAAGACAGATTCAACGACAGAGAAAATGCCTTTTATTGTGTTCCAAATGTTTTGGAAAAATCCTGTCGCGGCATCCCAAACCGTTTTGATTGCGCTCCATGCAGCCCTGAAAAATCCACCAAGGACATCAGCTACAACAGAAAAAACGCTTTTAATTCCTTCCCATATTGCCTCAAAATATGGTTTTACAGCGTCCCAAATGGATTTAATCCCTTCCCACGCCTGTGAAAAGACATTTTTGATTCCTTCCCAAATCGGTTCAACAGCCGCGCGAAACTCATCATTTGTATTCCAAAGGGTTATCACCGCAGTTGTAACACCAGCGATAAGTGTAGCAATCAGGACAAATGGGTTTGCGTTCATTACTGCGTTTAATGCCGCCTGCGCAATGGTTTGTCCTTCTGTTGCAACTTTGAGCGCATCAATCACACCAGATATAGCTGACGCGGCCTTATAGGCAACAACAGCTGTCGTCGCGGCAACAATCACCGGAGACAATGCGATAAATTTGTCTATCAGGCCCTGTATTCCGTTCATGAGTTGGTCAACGTCAATCCCTGCAATAAATTCTGCAAGTTTTGTGCTAACCGATTCAATAGCGGGTGAGAATTGTTCTAAAAGTGCGTTTTTTACTTTTGAAACAGATTCCCCTATTTTCGCTAGAGAGGCATCCATTTTTGCTTGGTTGTTTCGGCTCTCCACCAGCGCCTCATTGTTTCTGTAAAATGCGTCGCTGGCCTCATCATAAGTTCCGGCCAGCGTCTCCATGATAAGCTGGTTTCGGTCACTTTCCGAGGAACATTCAGCTAGTTTCTCATTAAAATCGTCCTCAGAGATCCCCGCCCAGTTGAGTGCGTCGGCCAGCACGCCAGTGACTTGTCCAACCTTTGCCGTCTCATTGCTGGCCTCGATCAGACCCTCAATGGGAAGAGAATCGCCGAACGTACCAGCCACGCCGGCGGCAATATCTGTCCAGGTAGAAACATCCTCCGCACTGTCCGCCAGCTTTGCCAGGAGCTGGCTTGCCTCTGTAGCGGTATCCGTATCCCCCAATATGCCATAAAAGGCATTGTACGCCTGCTGTGCCGTCTCAGCGCCATATCCAGCCGCCTCAAAAGCGGTGTTTAGCTTTCCCATCGCTACCCTGTATTCCTCGGTGGAGGATTCCAGGGCCAGAAGGCCACCAACTGCAGCACCAGCCGCCGTTGTGATGGCTCCAATACCAGCCGCAGCCACTTTTCCAGCCTTCGCAATTCCGCTCTTTAGCTTGGAGGCGAGGCTGTCCCCGCTTTTGGATACATCCTTTACGCCGCTGTCATACTCGCTGGTGTCCAGGCTGATTTTCGCAAACAGGTCAAATAGGTTAATGGGTGCCGCCTCCTTTCACGGCACCGCTTAGCCCTTCCCTGCCACCACTTAGGCAGAGGCGATTTTATTCTTCATTTGCGTAATGATTTCTTCTGGTGTTCTGGTTTCCTCCGGTTTCGGGTCAGATATGTCCGCCCACCGTTTGGCGATGTAGTCCCCCCGCCCAATGGGCGCAATATTCCGCGAGATGCTTTGCAAGCAATCAGCAACATAGGACTGGTACAGTTCTGCTCTATGCCGCTCTTTGATAACAGTGGGGAGCGCCGCCAAAATGGCCCTTGCTCCCATTCCACGAACGGACAGGAGGCAGAGGATTACTCTGTCTCGTCCTCCTGCCCAAACGATCTGAAAAAATCCAGCAACGCCTTGTCTTTAAAAACGGTGCGAATCTGCGAAATAGTCATCAGGATATTTTGTTTTGCCACCGATTCAGCTGTCGTTTCGTTCAGAATGGCAAGGATACCAAACACATCAGTTCTATGGTCTTTCAGTAGCGCAGGGGCCAAAGTAGCGCATTTCTTCGCCGCATAGGTGTACAGCTCCGCCACGCTCTTGCCCTTGCTGTCAAACTTCTTGCCCAGCTCGTCCAGTAGGGCCTTGTCCCCGGTGATATTAGCGATATAAGGCGTCAACTCGCACAGCACGTCCGCCGCCTGCTCGGTAGTCAGTTCAGATATTTTCATGTGTTATCAATCCTCCGAAGGCGCGGCGCTGTAAAACTCCATGGGCATGGTTTCTTGAGCATCAATGGACACATGGCCGGTCAGTTCCACAGACACCTGCCCTTTTCCATTCTTGGTAGTCTGGAGCGTAAAGCCACCAGTGGACAGGGCGTTTTTCAGGCATACGGCCACCATGCCGCCGTCCGCACGGTCGCCTACCCACCACAGGTCGGAGAAATCGGTCTGCTTCAGGTCCCGCCGAGGTGTGACTTTGGTAGTATCGGAAGTTCCAATGTCCGCTGCGCCCAGCGCCAACTGGATAGACTCCGGGGACGTGCCGAGTGAGGTAAAAGACATTTTGCACTCCCAGCCGTCCAGATGCTTCAGTTCCATCATATTGGTCGGACAGTTGTCCACATCCTCGCCCATGTCGGAATAGGTAGGAACGCAGGAAATATTGATGCCGCCGGTGGTGGGGCACACAATGTCAGCATCCTCCGGTGCCGTTGGCGTAGATGGAGTAAATTTCTTTAGAACAACCCCCGCGTCAAGCTGCATTTCCTCAAAGGTGCTCTGCGGGATGACTGTAAATTTGCCCATAAGGGCCTCCTTTCTAGCTGAATGTCAGGTATTCAGCAGTGATGTTGATGTATCGTCTTTTTATTGCCGGGTCATCCTGGTACACAAGGCTCTGGCACCAGGGGGAGCCGCGTTTCAGCCAGATATACCCCTCGTCACAGGGGATGTACACGCCACCGTAGCCAATGCGTTTGGACAACTCCTGGGCCTTTTCATCTGGAATAGCCTCGCTCTCCGTGCGAAACCATAGGTTGACCGTCAGGCCGATTTCCCCGGCGTCAAAGGCCCCGTCGGTGTATTCATAGGTTCCGTAGGGCATGAGCACATCGTTTGGCACGGAGGACGCCCGGTAAAAGGGCATAAACTCATTGAACCAGGTATAGAGGGCTTTGTTTTTGGTCATAGTGCGCCAGCCTCCTGCCATGCCCGAATGAGCTTCGGGCCTTGCTTTGCCACCCAGTCTACCATTTCCTCGTTTGTGGCCCACTCGCTATTTTCGGCAAGACCACTTTCACACAAGAAAGCGTGGACAATTTCGTGGCGGAGGTTTTTCTGCTCTTGTAGTTCTAACTTGCCTTTACTGTCTGGCTCTCCCCGTTTGTAATTCTCCACCACAATTTCTTTCGTGGTTTCATCGCAGAAGCCGTCGCAGTCTTTCAGGCGGGGTTCATCCTGTTCGGAGACAAAAGATACTGTATACTCCGTCCCCAAAACATTTACTGTATTTACATCAGCGTAGACACACTCATATCCGCCTTGCCCGTCTGGAATTCTATCCACAACTTTCCTCATGTGGTCAGCGACCACCTCTCCGCCGTGAAGTATTTCAGCGGCAACGTGGAGGACTTGGGGGCTTCCTTATCCGCCGGGTTAGAGGTCACGCGATAGGTTTTCCCGGTGGTCTTGTCCTTAAATACGTCGTTATACTCAATGGGTACGGCCTTATCCACCAGGGCGGAGTACAGGCTGGTCACGCCCTCCTTTTCCGCCCGCCGGGCCTCCATGGAAGTATCCAGGGCCTGATAATTGGTGAACTCTGCCCCCTCCGTCCACTCCACAAGGAAACCGCCAGCGCCGTCAGGCACACGCTTTTTCTCCATCAAGACACAGGTGCGGGCAAAATCATCCAGCAGGCTCATATAATCCCTCCAATCCTCCGCCATGCGTTCAGGCGGCTCTTAAATACGTCCTGCCAGCCTACAGTCACGCCGCTGGAATTGGTGGCTTTGCTGTATGAGTATCCGCCGAAACTCTCGCTGGTGTACGGCCCAGGAGCGCCGTTTTTTTCGTTCCATGCGGCGATTTCATCCGCCAGGGCAATCACCGCTTTTGGTACGGCCAGCACCCACACGGCCCCGGTAAAGGTCTCTCCGGTCATGTCATTCGCCGGGTACTGGTGGAGCCCATCGTTAAAGACCGACCCCACCACCCGGAAATACTGCCCATCTTGCAGAAAGGGCAGCGTGAGCCGCCCGTCCTGCACTATGAACTCTCCGGAGTGGATGCCGTCAGGCACCAAAAACCAGTTGTTCAGGTGTCGCAAAACTTCTTCAAGCATCACGCCGCCCTCCTATCAGGTTGATTTTGTAACTGTAACGGTATATACCTTCTGCGCCGAACCGTTCTTCACGGTGATGGTCAGGGTGTTGGTTCCCTCCGCCCAGGTCGCCGCCGCGCCATTGCTTACGGGCGTTTCTCCGTTCAGGATGGTCACAGTGGCGCTCTCGTCCTCCGGCGTTGCCGTCACGGTGTTCGTTGCATTAGTCGTTGTGGCTGTGTACTCCGTCGTATCCGGGTCAAACGTCGGAGTGAGTGTCAGCGCGCCAATCGTCAGCCCCGAGAGGCGCGCTGTTAACCCCCCGCCGAAACAGTAATTTTGGCGATACCGTCCAGATATTCAGCCCACAGTTTCATGCCCATAATGGCGTAAGTCTCTCCCACAGCAGTGCTGTAATTGCCCTGTGCATGGAAGCCAATTAGGTTGGTTTCACCCTGCACAGTGTAATTCAGTCCGAGCCGTGCAAACTCACTGTCGCCGGGGTCGGCATAATAGAGGTCGATATTCTCCACAGGAGTGGCAATCACAGTGTTCCGCGCAATGGCGGTATTTCCGGAAACAGTAGCAGGCAGCAGGAGCAGGGTGGAATAGCCCATGAAGTCCTTGACGTAGTTGATGCCGAACTGGGTCTGGACGGTAATGTCAGCCGTGCCCAGGTAGTCGTAGGCATCAAGGATATTCGCAAAACCCACCACGGAGGTGACATCCTTTGCCATAACCGCAAACTTATTCAGCACTTCGCCCTGCGCCTTAGCAAGTGCGGCCTGCCAGGTGGTTGCCGTACCAGTGAGAGATCCAGTATTCAGGAAGGTGTAGAAGTCTCCAAGCACCACATTCTGGAGCTTGGTCAGGAAAGCGTCGTCGCTCTTTTCCACGGCGATCTCTGCGCCGTACTTGTCTACGTCCTCGATGGGCACGGCCTTGGCGTATTTCTTGATGGTCAAATCGTCCTTGGTGGCCTGTTTGATGGTCGCCTTGCTGTACGGGATTACTTCGCCAGCACCCACGTCGCCGTCCTCCAGGGTCACGTCGGCAGTGTAGGAAATCAGTTGGGTGCCGGGGGCCTTTCGAATGGGCCGCATAATGCCCAGGATAGTGCGCAGCGCATCCCAGTTGTCGTTAAACCGGGTAACGAAGTCCACCTCTCGGGCCGTCACGCTGGTATAGGTATTGGGGAGGGAATCCCTTGGATTGGTAAGGCTTTCAACTTTCGTAGCAGCCATGTAAATTCATTCCTTTCATGTAATTTGGTTTTCCATTAGCGCCTTTTGACGCTCAGAAGCGGACAGAACATACCGGCCATGATCGTCTTTTTTGTAAATGTCCGCCTTTGTCATAGCCGCCGCTCCAGGGCTGGCCGGAGGCCTTGCGGTATCTGCGCCTTTTTTGGTAGTAGTCTCAATAAAATCAGACCACTCGCCTTTGATGCTCTCTGTGAGTTTGTCCGCATCCTTGACAGCACCTTTATCATCCAGTTCCACGCTGTCCACATCGGACACACGGAGTACGGCGTCCAGCCGCTTCTCGCTTACTCCGGCCTGCCTCAAAAGCTCCCGGTACGCCTTTTCCTTTGCGTTGCGGGTCTCTTTCTTGGTTTGTTCGCCTTTATAGGCTTCGAAATCGTCCTTGAGAGCCTGATACTTGGTCTTCCACTTTTCGGCGGTTGTTGCGCTGTCCTCGGCGGTCTGCTTCTCGGTTTTCAGGGCTTCGATCTCTTCGAGCTTCTTGCTGTACCGCTCTTTTTCCACGAACTCCCTGCCAACGGAGGAACTGACGGCCTGCGCCAGCTTGGCAACGGCATCGGAGGGGATAGACCCATCCTCGCTGGTGTATTTCTTGATAATGCTGTCGATGTCGAACATGATTACATTCCTTTCTCGCTGTTACGGGCGCTACCCTAAGAATGTTTATATAAAACCCGCAGAAGTGGGCTTTACCAAAAAGAAAAAGGAGCCAATTTACAAGAAATTCTTGCAAATCAGCTCCACTTAGCCCTTCCGCCTAAACGCTTATAGGCGGGAACAATATTCGATTGCTATGTATTTATTTTATCATTTTCCTTTTGAAAAATCAATCAAATCTTCTTTTATTGTTCCAATCACTTCCCGCCTAACTCGAACAATTCTTATTCCATCTTTGACAGGTCTAAACTCAACACATTCTTTATTTCCCAAAGCCGAATTTATTTTCTCAATGATCTTTTCATCCATTTTTTAATTCATCCTCTATGATATTCCGGTAGGTTTGTGCGTGGTCGGCTACAGCCGGTTTCAGAAACGGTTGCGCCGGGTTTCCTGCCGTCCAATGCCAGTTCCCCTCATCGTCCTGATAGACCCATGGCGTTGGGCGTCCACCTTCTGCGTATTTTCCGGTTCCAAGCTCCACATAGGTGGCATACTCCATATTCGTCCCGATGTACACCGCTGGCTCACCGTCATCTACTGAATGGGTGATACTGTTCCGTAGCCTTCCAGTGTCAACAGGTGCAAGGTCTTTCGCGTACCCCTCCGCCTGACTCCCGCAGCGTTCCAGAGCCCGCACAACGGCGTCGTTCATGGCGTTCAGCACTTCGGCACTGTAATCATTAAATACCACACCGCCCAAATCCTTAGCCACGGCTTTTCACCCACCTTTTCCACTGCTCATAGGTCATTTCTTCCACGACCACATTCTTGCCCGTCTTAGGGTCGCGCACACGCATTTTGCGCGGCTCCGCTTCGATGCCCGGCGCTTCTACCGTTCGCATGGTACAGCGGCAATTATAAACATTAGCCGGTTTTGCCCTCGGGTCTCCTGGATAGCGTATCTTCCCCAGTTCTGAGGTAAATTGTTCATCCCAGTCCACCGTCTGTCCGTCCAGCTTCTGGTGGCTGTGACGGGTGCGTCCGTCCTTTGTTGCAACCCAACGTTTTCTGACCTTTACGCCCATATCAGAGGCGGCTTTGTAGCTGTCCATGCGCCCGGCGTTCTGCGCCCCGGTAACTGCCGTTCTAGCCGCTCTCACGGCGCTGGCCCGGTTCATTTCGAATACTCTGGCTTGCAGGTCGGTGGCGATCTTGCCCACGCTCTTGCCCTGCAAAAGCCCGCTGGTGACGCTCTTGGTGATCTGCTGCTTGCCCCATTTCAAATCAATTCCCCGTTTTAGGGCCTTTTTCTTGGGGTAGTAGGGCATCAGGTCAGGTTCTTCTACAATGAGACGCCGCACTGTAGATTCATCCCACAGGGTAAAGCCCACGTTTCCGGACACTTTCTCGATAGTGTACGCTGCATAGTTGCGGTTGAGTGAGTAGATCTCCGGTGTGGCGTCGTTGACATAGGCAATAGCCACTTCGTTGGCCTTTGTCATGCGCTCGGCTATCTTCTCCCGCAGGGTTTGGTAACGCTCTCCCCGGCCGATCTGGTTGAGCCGCCAGCGCTTGTAATCGTCCTCTGTCCAAGTCTTGCCGTTGACCTCGGTGCCAATGAGGGCTTTCATTTCTTCATCCCGCTTGCGGAAACTCTCAAAATAGGATTTGACGGTTTCGTCCAGCTCGTCCCACGCCTCACGGTAAACTCTTGCTATGCGACGTTCGAGTTTGGCCAATTCTTCATCCGTCCACTGGTGCGCCTGGTCCGGTTTCGCCATCCTCTGTCACCTCAGTTTCCTCCTGCTGTGGGGAGTCCGGATTTTCCTCCACCCGTTCCATCTCTTCCGCCTGCTTGCGCTTCATCAACTCATCATATTGGTCGGCATCGCCGTTAATGGTCAGCAGTTTCTTGGTGATATACTTGTCGTCGTAGTAATCCGCACCCATTAGGATGGTCTGAGTTTCTTCCGATTTGTTGATGATCTTGTTGCGGGTGTAGCTCGGTTCGTCGTCAATCCCGGCCAAGACCAGAATCCCTAGAATGAACTCCGTCACGCTGGCCTCAAAGTCATCCACTTTCAAATCCAGCGGCGTGTAGGTGGCCGCAATGGCTGTGGCCGTCTGGTTTCCCGCCGATACCGCCGAGCTGTCAAACGCTTGGAAATCCTCGTACAGCTTGCGCTTGAGCATATCAATGGTGGCCTCTGTGCCCTGGAACGGCGCTTCAATGGTACGCGGCTCCGCTGTCGCTCCCACGTCTCCATCACTTCCAGCATGGGCAATATGCGATGTCCGCACCTTGTCCAAAAACTTTGCGTCGTCAAGGTCATCCATGCCGCCACAGTTGGTCAGTACCCAATAAATCAGATTCCCTTCATCCACATTGTTGACCATATTGGAGGTACAAAGGTCTAGCGCATCCACAGTATTCCGCTTCCCCGTCAGCTCTGACAGTGCGTCCTCTCCGTTTTTCAGCGGCACGATGGGGAAAGACGGATAATTCTGCCCATCGTAAATCTCTGTTCCATCCGCCTGAGAGGTGCGCAGGCGCAGCACATAGGGACGCTTTTCCTTCAGGACGGTCATGTCCTCGCCTTTGCGCCGGATATAGTCCGTGTATCCGTCCACCTCGTACAACGTTGCCCGCAGCGGCTTGTCCTTCTCCACCTGCCAAAACCGGATTCCCGCCATCAACGCGCCGTTTTCCTCGTCATAGAGCGGCACAAACTCCCGCAACTTGAACACTTCCAGATGATCTAAGTTCCAGAATCCAAAGGCCACGCCTGCAACCAGGGCATACTTCCCAGCCCTAACCATTTCCAGGTCAAATTTCTTTCCAAGCCTGTCCTTTGTGGCGTCATCCTGGAAGGTCACGCCATTTCCGAGAAGGTAGGAAACCTCTTGCCGCACGTCAAAGCCAAAAAACGAGGACGCGATCTTGTGATTTGCCGTATACATATCCTTATGGGCGCGGCCTTGCATGTCATATATGATTTTTTCATAGCGGTTAATAGTGGGATTTTCGCCTTTAAAATACAGTTCGGCATCCACCGCCACCTGATAAGCCTTGCTGCCTTCATGCTCATTGATCGACCGCCAGATAAAATCCATTCTGGCCTTTTCATCTTCACCCACAGCAAGCAAATCTTGATATGTAAGCAAAAAATCACCTCTCCCACAGCGGGACATATTGCGGTTGTCCTGCTTTCCGCATCTTGTATCTCAGCACGGTCATCACAAAATACCGTATGTCATCCATAGCATGGTCGTTCTCCTTGATGGGCTTGTCCTCCGTGGATTTGTCATCCCAGCGATACAGGCCGAACTCCCGAATCGAATTTTCGCAGCTACGATGGATTTTTATTGCTCCGTCATTGAGTAACTGGCTGGTCGTCTGTATCCCTGGAATTACATCGTTTTTCGCGCCCCTGACTCGGAATTTCTTGTGCTTTTTGATCGTCTCTATAAAGGCATCCGCTGATGGGTCTACAATGACAGCTTGTATTGTGTATTCCCCAGCAAGACGTTCCAATTCTTTATAATATTCCTCCGGGCTTTTTGTGTTCATAGATTCGCGCCCGCAATAATAATATTCTCGTATTCGCGTGGCTTGTTTCCCGTTCCAACACCACAGCCCAGCAGAGAACGGATTATGTGTTCCATAGTCGCAGGAAATGTAATATTCTCCCCCGTCTGGCACCGTGTCCACAATGTTGCCTTCGCCAAACCTGTAAATAAGGCCATCCGCTTGGCACCACAGTCCCAAGATATAGCGGTCATAATAAACCGTCCCAGCGTATTCCTTTTTCAGTTCCTCCACGACACGGACCGGAAGCACCCCGTCATCTATGACATAGGACTGTTGGTAAATGTCAGCGTCGCTATCCAGGAACTTTTTGAACCAATGCTCCGGGTTGTCTGGGTTGCACGTCCCGTCAAAGTGGGAGTGTTCACAGCGAAGACGGCTTTTGAGCATTTCAAAGACCTCTTGGCTCCACGTCGTAATCTCATCACCGTACACATACTCAAAGGTCGCCCCCTGAATACGGGAAACGTGCTTTTTGTTGTCTGCGCCCAGCGCATAGACTTTTTTCCCAAACAGTTCCACGGTATTATCACTGCGAATATTGCCCACGTTTCCCGGCCACCACTGACGCATAGGCTCCAAGATATTTCGCTCTAAAGTTCCGCGAGTGTTTCCCAGTAAGACGAGTAACCCTTCTCCTCTCGCGGCCTCTATCCGCTTCGGTATGGTGACAACAAAATCCAAAAAGCTCTTTCCACTGCCTGTCGCCCCTGTCTTGACGTTCCAGCGGTGATTGCAGTTTTTCAGGTATTCCAGTTGCTTTTCAGTCAATGGCACTTGGAATCCCCTCCAGCAGTTCCCGTGCTTTTTTCAGTGCGTCCGTGTCACCGGGAATTTCGGGCTTATCCCGCCACTTGTCCGGGCGGCGGTTTTTGAGCCAGAAGATCTGCGCGGTCGTGTCCGCCGGGACATGGCGGATTGTCTGGATGATCTTCGTCCCATCTTTATCAGACTTTTCGATTCTTTGTTCCTGATAGTCATACCCAAGTGCGCGTTTTAACAGCGCATTTTCCACTTGGATGTCCACAACTTCCTTGCCCTTTTTTAAGGACTCGGAAATCTTAGGGTATTTGTTCTTCCAATCGTACAAAGTTGCTGGGTTTATACCCATCTTCCCGGCCAACTGCTCGTCAGTCAGGCCATCCCTGGCCCAGCCCTCTAAGAGAGTAAGCCCATCCGGTTCCAGCCAACGTTGATATTTACCTTTTGCCACAACGGACTTACCACCCCTTTCTGTAAAATTCCCTCTTGACATTACGTCCAGTTGGCCGTATTATATTCATGTCCACTTGGACGTAATGAGGTACACCCATGACTGACAACTTTGAATTTAAGGGTAAAACAGAAGTGATCCACGGAATCACGTTCGAGGACGTGCCATCCGAAGCTCAGATATTGGCCGCGAGGCGGGCCGAGCTTGGCTTGTCCCAGCAGGAGGTAGCTGATAAAGCCCACATCCTGCTCCGCCAGTACCAGCGCTTTGAATCGGGGGAGCGTGACCTTTCCAGCTCTTCATTCCGAATCGCCATGGCTGTGTGCGACGCTTTGGAACTGGACCCCCATCGTTTTTGCGCCCCTGTCTAAGTCTCATCCGCTCAGCTTAACTGCTGGGCGGTTTTTTATCGTGCCTGATGCACTGCGTCATAAATATTTTCAAATTATGTATTGACAATTACATATTTTATGCTATAATAATCTCATGAAACAAAGGAGGCCAAACCGATGAAAGAGCGATTTGAAGAAATGACCCTCGACCAGCTCGATGCCATCCATGATGTGATGTGCTATCTATACCCTCCTATGGAGGGCATGGATGAGACCGCCGCCCGTCTGTGGCATGACCTTGAGGATGTTCGCACCCAAAAGTTTACCGAATACCAATCCAGTGATGAGTATAAGCAGAAGTGCTCCGAGACCGACGAACTGTACAAGTCTCTTTTTAAGGGGGTGTCCCAATGACCAACCGCGAAGCTTATGTGTTCGGCTGGGTGTTTGGCCGCCTCAACGCTGGAGCCGAAGAGGACATCGGCGGCGACACCACTCTAGCTTGCCAGCGTCCATTTTCCGCCAGCGCCAAGGTAGTCTCGGACGCTCAACGGCTCGGCATCCTCAAAGGCAACCTTAACAATCAGGTGGGCGAGGCCCTGTGCGAGATAGTCAGCATCGAGCCTGAGATGGACGGCGGCTCCGAGAAGTGCCAGCCTCTGGAGATACAAGGCTCCTGGCAGCTCGGCTATTTTGCAGGCCGGGCCAAGAGGCCCCTGGCAGGGGAAGCGTTTGATATCTCCGCCGCCCGCCGGGCCAAAAAGCTGACTCAGGCCCAGCTTGCCGACCAGATGGGCGTTGACCAGGCTCTTGTCTCCCGCTGGGAATCCGGCAAGGTCAGCCCAAACAAAGACAATCTTTCGAGGTTAAAAGAGATCCTTCTTTGACGCGCCGCCCCTCCGGGGGCGGTTTTCTTTTAGCGGGGGCGCTCATAAATAAGATCGGTGGAGCACGGCGGTCCTGCCCCGCCCGCGCCCTATTGGCAGTGCTCCATATAGCCCTCATCGGGCTATGCTGTGGGTTGTTCCCGGCTTTGCCCACTGGCCGGACAATTTGATACCCCCTGTGTCCCTCCTGTGGGTTCAGGGGGGTGTCTACATCACGCCAAGCAAGCATAACAAAAGTCCAAAATAACAGCGCCTTTGTTTGTTATCGTCATTTTGTTTGTGCTTTTATCCCACTCACACTGCAAATACCCCGAACGTGCCTCTTTACCTGGAGTGCAAAACGTCATATATTGGTTGTCTGTGCTTCTAGGTGAGGCATATATAAGAATCAAATTTGTTCCGCTGGGGACGCTCATAATCATAGAATTAGATGCAGTTATGTTCCCATAACTATTTCCGTTCTCTGTGAACCCCGCTCCAGAGCTTCCCCCTACCATCGACTGAAAAATCACGTTCCGTCACCGCCTTTCGGCGTTTTGACGGTCAGGAGATCAGAACGCCCCCCCCCATTGCCAGAAAATGGTATTGTTCATTTTGACGACCTCTTTCCTTCATGTTCGTTCCACCGCTTGGCACACTCAGCGGCTGCCTTTTCGTCTGCCATCTTGGAAGCATGTGTCCAATTTCTCACCGGGATAGTGTCGGATTTTCTCCCGCAGACCGGACATTGCAGGTAAACTTTCCTTTCATTCTCCACATAGAGTGCCATCGGCGTTTCCCCACAGCACCTGTTGAACACAATGTCCATGTTGATCACCTCTTGTTGGTCCCGCCGCCGCCCTCATGCGGACGGGAGCGGGGTATAAAGCACCACCACATGGATGATGCCTTGTCCGGCATACACCGGACTTCTCTGGAGCCGAGAGGCGGTAATGAGCCGCCACGACCTCGCCGCCGTTCCCATGGCTGCGGTCCGGTCTTCTGCTCAAGCACTCGGCGTATCAAAACTCGCTTTTTGCTATCTTGTCCCGTTTCTTCATGAGCTTTTGGGATTCTTTTGCTGCACTTCTGTTTGCTTTGCACTGATTGCAGTTGTTCTTGTTTTTACAAAACCAGCACCCGTCCTGCCCCCACCAGTACCAGTCAGGCATAGAAGGTCTTGGCTTGCGCTTCGCCTTTCCCATGTTGCCCCCAGTCACACAATTTCGGCAGAGGACGTTAAACTAGGATAATCCGTCTGCCTATAATGCCTAGTATCACATTTGCGCTCATCAGCTTAAGATTGTCACACCATATTGGCATACCCGTATACAGGCACACATGGCAGTTTTCAGCGGGTAAGCGCTTTGCGGTCCAGCCACCTAGGATGCAGCGTCGCAATGCCGCCGGGCCGGGACCACCGGGGCAGGTCATAGCTGCCACCGCTTCCGCCTCCATGACAGGCGGGTGCCATTTCCTTCTCCGGACCCGTTAGGCACTCTTGGGTTGCCCGGTATAGTGTCTTTCCACAGTCATTTGCCGCATGGAGGGTGCGACCCTCCGGCCCTGATAAGTGGGCTGGTTCGACTGTGCGGCATATAGTGCCCAACCGATTTTCACGGGGCCGCCGGAGCGGAGCCGCTTTTGCGGGCTGCGGCTTATGTAAAGGAGGCGAGGAATGAGAGAAAGGGTGTAGAGGCTTGGATGGACCTCTACACCCTATATTGTCGCATGGCATATCTTTTTCGCCCACCCAAATGGGTGAAGTCTATATGTTTCGGCAGGATACGATTAAGGTTTATTCTCTCTTTCTCCGTCGTCCCAGCAGAAATCGTCCAAGCCGATGTGATAGTGGTTTGCGATCTTCTTCAGTTCAGTTAATCTAGGTTCTCTTTCGCCCCGTTCGTACCGTCTCAGAGTGTTTGACCCAAGCCCCATAAGCTCTGATTTGATTTGCATGCTAATGACTGGCCTTTCTCTCTCTCGGAGCCTCCGCAGGCGCTTTGCGAACTCACTCAAGGGCTATCCCTCCTCATGCTGTCCACCCTCTTCGTCCACCAGATCAAGAACATACGTCTCCAAAGCAGATTCAACCTTAAAGCTTCTGGAAAACAAACGTTTCTTTTTCTTCTGGCGGAAAACTGTGATTGATATGCCGACGGTATCATCAGGGACACGCAGTTTGTACTCTTTCACTGTTTGCCCCCCATCTCCATAAACTTCCGGCACATGGCCGCAACCTGGATGGCCTCGCAGGCAAGGTTTTTGGCGTACGCCATCATCACGAAAACATAATCTCGTGGGTCACCATTACCGCAGATTGCATCCCATGTACGCTTCTGTTCCTCATAGATGGCGGTCAGCTCATATCCGCACTCCTCAATCTCCTCCTGGATCACCGCCCACCCCTCATGTGCCGAGTGGAACTGTGGGAACCGCTCATTGGCTGCGGCAAGCTCCTTGTCTACCAGGACGCGGACATCTTGTTCAACGGCGTTCATTCCTTCACCTTCTCTCTCAGCCTATTCAGATAAAACAGCGCTTTGTCCAGGTCCTGCGCTTGATTTCCCTTAAGAGGTGACCTCCAAATATACTTGACCGCCTGCCATGCCAGACCGGCCTGCACTGTGTCCTGGTATCCCATTACCATGCTCTCTAGCGCGTCTATACACTCGACAGACCCGGCGGTGTAGTGGGGTGGATCGTTGACCATATCGGGCTGATTGCCCCAAACGCTGACCAAATATTCGTCTGGCACTGCAAAATTTTCTTCGCTCATCGAGCACCTCCGATGATCTCGTCAAGGGTGTAGGACTGTCCGGGCTTAATGCTGGGGAACAAGTCCTCGTTGATATACAGGTGGTCAAACACCAGGGTAGATCGCTCCCCGAGGTTGGGTGTCCGCCTGATAGCCCCATCCCGCCCAAACACACGCTTAATGGTCTTGGCATCCTCCACCTCCCGCTGGGTGAAGCGGGGCTTGTCTGTAAGGTCCCAGTCACAAGGATTCGATGTCATCCTGCAAAGTTTGTTTTTGGCGCTAAATGGACACTCAGAAACGCAAGTCCCGTATTTAGAACAACATTCCTTGACCTCTTCCAGCGTCCAGTCCTTCAACGGCTTGTCCATGTTGGCCTCCTTCTTATTCTACACACCGAAGTTTATTCCACATCTCAACAGACGCACCAGACAGACCGCAACAGGTGCAGTAGACTTCTTCCGATAGAGTATATTGCAGTGAATCTGCTGTCTCTTTTCGCTTTACAGTTACATCAACACATGGAATAGATCCACAATTTGGACAATCCTGCACTTCGTATGTCCCCATAACAGGGGCGCTTACTTTATTCATTTTCATTTCATTAACCTCCATATTTCCGTTTTGATAGTCATCCTCCACCGCCTCATAACCCATCAGGCGGGCGGCTTCATGGGGGTGAGCCTCGCACCAGGCCAGGCAGTCCAATGGAGCTTTTTTATTTAGCGGGCAGACACCGCACGTTTCATACCTATAGCAAAAATCATCCTGCGCTTCCTCGATGCTCATCTCAACCGTCTTTCTAAGCTTCATGTTTTTCCTCTTTTCTTCCTCCCAATCCACGGCAGTAACCATCCAAAGGTCAGCGCACCGGCGATATAGCCAAGCCATAGTTCACTGCTCATGGTCGGCCTCCTCAAAATGGATTCTCCCGCAGTTGTCATACTTCATCTGCTTGTGCTGTACGCCTCTCAAGATGATGTACGCCCGCCTAAGCTGGCCGATGTCGAAGTAGCCGAAATGGCAGTCCTCAACTGGTATCTCCATCTCGTGGGCCAGCCAGCAGTAAAGGTCGTGCCGCTTCTTTCCGGCTTTTGGTTTCCCTTTCCAAAAGCTATCAAAGATAGCATGGCACATCTTTTTCCCTGTCCGCATCGGCTCGTCAGCCAACAGACCCAGGGCTTCCC